GGCGTCCTTCGCACAGCATAGCATACCCATTGATCCAACCAAGCGTGGAAGCTTAGAAATGGGCAATGCCAGCTCACAGCATTTAACAAAACCTGTGAGGAAGGGTTGGACTACGGTGCATCCTATTTCAACAAGCCTTTGAAAGTAGATCGAGCGTGCTGCTCTCTATTTCTGAGGTAGCGACCACTCGAGAATGGAAAGAAAGTGCTTGTTGGCTAGGACGCCAACGATTAGACAAATTATGCCGGTCGCCATGTCGAGTCGAGCTTCTGCCTCCGGCGATATATCCTGGGGGAGATATTCACCAGTGAGAGTCGATTTCAACTGCCTCAGATGTCGGGATACACCAGCAACTTCGTCGTCTACGTTGCCCTCGAAACCCTCGGTGATGTCGAAGAGTTCGGGGCCCGTCACTACACCACTGTAGTGTTCCTTGATTTCGTCCTGCCCTGGCAGGGTTCTGTCCTGTCCTCGCTGTACGTCGTCAAACAGCTTGTTCCAGGACTTCTTGATCACCCGAATCGACCTGCGCCATACGTTCGGTGGACAGGTGTTGTTTCGGGTGCTGAGCAAGCGTTTAGCAACACCGAGATCGCCAAGACATTCGCGTTTGTTGTCTTGAACGGGCTCGGCGTCAGGCTCACCCGGGGTGGTTTGCACTACGCCTACACGGTTATCGGCCCAACCGGAGGTGATGAGTAGGCAAATTGCGAGATACTTATCCCGCAACTCGATGGGCATGTTTGGATGGGCGGTCTTAACATGATTTTCGACGTGTGTTAAGATCGGGGTAGCTGCGACTTTCTCACCAGTGGTCTCTTGCTTGGCGCGCGTCTTCTGGCCACGTGCAATCGAGAACGCTTGGGACTCGATCCTCAACTGCACCTTCCAGACGGTCCGGCGACGCGTTAACCAATCGGCAACAATCCCAGTGATGATGAAGACACCCAGTGCTTGCCAAAATACAGCAAAGCGAAGCAAAGGTACAACTCCCCAGTAAGTGTGCGCAATGAGAGCCAAAGCACGCTGGACACGTGTCGGCTGCAAAGCGGGACAGAACCACGGATGGTGGTACTGGGCACACACTGACTCCCTTGTGAACCGAATCCAAATCGATACAAACTCACATACTGCCGCTGGCAACCAATGTAGTTGTCTCACCGTACCGTCGACGAATCCGACGGCGACATCAACATTGGCTAGGACAGGCCAAATTGTTTTCACCAAGCTCCACCACAAGTGGAAGATGATGATTGAGAATAGCATCACGAGCGCGCCGACCAGTGAGAATGCAAAAGATACCCAGCTCCACACAGTTGGTGCGTAGAGGAAGAATGTGTCCCACCAGGTGACGGTAGG